ACGCTGACCTTGATACTGTTGACGGATTATTTAGCTCTACTGGTACTTCGGTAGCTATGAACCTAGACGGAGCAGTTATAGACAGCTCTGTTATCGGTGGCACTACAGCAGCAGCAGGATCTTTTACAACCCTATCAGCAAGTACATCTATTACAGGAACACTAGCTACAGCAGCACAACCTAATATTACAAGTGTTGGTACGCTTACATCTCTAACAGGTGGTACAGGAGATTTAAACTGGGATAGCGGAACTTTATTTGTAGACTCTTCTGCTAACGCAGTTGGAATTGGAACGAGTAGTCCAACAGGTTCAGGAACTATATTGCATCTTAATGGCTCTAGTACAGTAGCAGACTTTCATTTAACAAACTCAACAAGTGGTACAGCAAGTACAGATGGTTTTGTTTTAAGATACTCAGGATTAAATGCTGAATTTTTAAACAGAGAAGCTGGAAGCAATATTTTTTATACATCAGGTTCAGAACGCATGAGAATAGATTCAACAGGCAATGTTGGAATTGGAAGTAGTAGTCCTACTCAAGGCAAAGTAGATATATTAGATGCTGGAGATTATGATGCTCATACTGGACATGGTTTAACCATAAACTCAAATGCAAATAACGCCTATACATCTATGTATATGGGTGCTGATGATTCTGTTGATGCTGCTTATATACAATCAGCAGGAAGAAATACATCTTTTACTTCTAAGTTATTACTATTAAATCCTAATGGTGGCAATGTTGGAATTGGAACGAGTAGTCCTTCTTCTTATAATTCTTATGGAGATAATTTTGTTGTAGCAAGTTCTACGCATACTGGTATAAGTATTGTTGCAGGTACAACAAGCCAAAGCACTATAATGTTTGCAGATGGTACAGGTGGTACAGCAGGTTACAGAGGTCGAGTTGGGTATTCACATGCTAGTGATTATATGGAGTTTCATACCGCAGCAGCAGAACGCATGAGAATTACAAGTGCTGGAACGCTATTAGTAAGTACCACAACAGCTTCAGGACTTTCAAATGGCACAACTAATTATGGTCATTCTTTTGGTGGTGGGCAACAAGTAAATGCAACCAATAATGATACAAACCTAATTTTAAACATGAGTAATGGTTCAAGTAACCCTCATGTTCAATTTAGGTCAGATGGTGGTAATACTGGTAATATTTCAACTAATGGTTCAGCAGTTGCTTACAATACTGGCTCAGACTACAGATTAAAAGAAAATGTAATTCCTTTAAAAGATGGCTTGGAAAGACTCAATAAATTAAATCCAGTTCAATTTGATTGGATAGAAGCACAAAAAACTGATGAAGGTTTTATAGCTCACGAAGTACAAGAGATAGTTCCTTATGTGGTTAAAGGTGAAAAAGATGGCGAAGAAATACAAACTATGGATTATGCAAAACTTACTCCATTATTAGTAAAAGCTATACAAGAACAACAAGCACAGATTGAAGCCTTACAATATGAAATTAACAAACTAAAAGGAGAATAATAATGGCAAATACATATACATGGGATTGTAAAACAGTAGACACATATCCAACACACGACAGTCATTCAGACGTTGTTTACAACGTACATTGGCGATTAAACGCAGAAAGCGATCAACAAGATGCTGAAGGTAATAACTATGCAGCTTCGTCTTATGGCACTCACAGCGTTAATGCAGATGACATATCTAGCTTTGTACCTTTTGCAGATCTTACCAATGACACAGTTACTGGTTGGGTTGAAGCAGGTATGGGCGAAGATGAAGTGGCTAGTCTAAAGTCTGGACTAGATGCTCAAATCGCATTACTGATTACACCAACATCCGTTACTAAAACAATAGGTTAAAAATGGCACTATTGCCTGTAACTCCGCCCGCTGGCATAGTCACAAACGGAACTGACTATGCTAACAAAGGTCGTTGGGTTGACGGCAATCTCGTGCGTTTTGAAAATGGCTATCTAAAGCCTATCGGTGGTTGGTCTAAACTAAAAACTACAGCACTAGACGGAGAACCTATAGGTATGTATGCCTATAAGGACAACCTAGGTGCTTCTATTTTAGCTGTTGGTACAAGACAAAAGGTTTATGTTTTATACGACAACACTTGGACTGATATAACACCATCTGGTTTTGTAAATGATGCCTCTAATGATCCTCTTGGTTATGGTGCATACCACTATGATGTAGAAGATTATGGCGATGCTAGAAGTCAATCTGGATTACCTCTTGATACAGGTCATTTCTCCTTTGATAACTGGGGAGAGGATTTAATCTTCTGTTTTTCTGGCGATGGTAAGATATACAAGTGGAGGCCTGTTTCAGGCGGAACAGCTGATACCATAGGTACAGTTGTAACTAACGCACCTACAGGCTGTCAGGCTGTCCTAGTAACTAATGAAAGGCATTTAGTTGCTATTGGTTCTGGTGGAGATCCTAGGAAGATATCTTGGAGTGATAGAGAAGATAGAAACACCTGGACATCTAAAGCTACCAACACAGCAGGTGATGTACAAATACCTACAGGCGGTAGAGCATTACTAGCAGTCAAATACCAAAACGATGTCATTATCTTTAGTGATACTGGTATAGATAGAATGAGCTATGTAGGCTCTCCTTTTGTTTATGGTATAACAGCAGCAGGTGCAAACTGTAAAGCAGTCAGCAGAAGATCAGTAGTACAAACTGGTAACTTCCTAGCGTGGATGGGAGAAAACTCCTTCTTTGTTTATGATGGCGTTGTGCGTGAAATACCATGTGATGTGCATGATTATGTGTATGACCAACTAAACGTACCAGGAAGGAAAGCGTGCTGGGGTGGACATAACTCTAACTTCAACGAAATATGGTGGGGTTTTCCAAGTGGCGATGGTGTATACAAACCAAACAAATATGTTATCTGGAACTATTTAGAAAACACTTGGTCTATAGGAACAATGGATAGAGGATGCTGGATTGACCAGGGTGCTTTTGATTTCCCTATAGCTGGAGACTCAGCTGGTTTTATATACGAACATGAATCAACAACATTATCTAACTCACCAAACTTAAATAGTGATGCGCCATTTTGTACAAGTGGTCCAATAGAACTAGGTAATGGCGATAACTATGTGCAATGTAATCAGATCATTCCAGACGAAGAAGCAAACACATTACCAGGTGTAACAATAAGTTTTAAAGGTAAGTTTACCCCGTTAGGGCCAACAACAGACTTTGGTAGTTTTACCTTTGAGAACGATGGATATACCGATGCTAGGTTTACAGCAAGACAAGTACAGATGACTGTAACAGGTGGCACAACACAAGATTTTCAAGTTGGTAATATAAGACTTAACTTACGACAAAGAGGTAGAAGATAATGGATCTATCCTCACAAAGACAATATATACAGCGAATAGAAGTAGCACATAGCATACTTACAACTACAGACTTAACAACATTTTACACAGCTCCAAGTGGCGATGACTTTACTTGTGCTGTAATTGAATCTATCTTGGTATGTGACCATGATAATCAGCAAACTAAGATTACCTTTACAGTAGATAATGCAGGTACTACTTACACTATATTTAAAGAATATAACATTACTGCCTATGATACAGAGGAGCTTTTAACTAGAAGTCTGTTCTTACATCAAGGCGATGTTGTAAAGATACAAGCAGATCGTGCTGGTAATTTAACTGTTTATGCAAGTATTGTTGAGTATGGAAAAGGCGACTAATACAGTAGTTGAATTACATCCAGAGGTTGTACAAGAGCCTTGGGAAGTCGAATGGGAAAAATGTAAACCATTGCTTGAAAAAGCTATGAAATACCAAGATACCTATACAATTGACGACATAGAAGATAAAATAAGAAATGGTATGGCTCTTTTATGGCCAGGCAAGAAGTCAGCAATGGTCACAGAGATAATACCTTTTCCGCAAATGTTATCAATGAATATATTGGTATTTGCAGGAAATTTTAAAGAATTTGAACAAATGTTTAAACATATAGAAACATTTGCAAGAGAATCTGGCATCAAAAGATTATACGGTGGTGGCAGAAAAGGTTGGATTAGAAAAGTAAAACACTTAGGTATAAAACAAGAAGTGTTATTAAGTAAAGATTTATAGGAGATAACATGCCACAAGCAGCAATAGCAGCATTACCATCGCTAGCAACAGTGGGTAAAGTAGCACAAACTGTAGGATCGGTTGCAGGAGCAGTAGGCGCAGTAAAAGGGTTAACTGGTGGAAGTAGCTCTGGACCAAGCGGAAGCACAACCATGCAACAAACATTAGATCCAGCTACGGCCGCAAGATACCAAGATATTTTTAATAGAGCTAAAGGCGTAGCACAACAGCCATTTTTACCCTATACAGGACCAATGGTTGCTGGATTTAATCCAGATCAATTAAGACAGTTTCAAGCTACCAGAGGACTATTTGAATCAGGTATGGGTTATGACCCAACCAAAGCCTTACAAGGTATGGCGCAAGAACAGTTCAAGCCTACTATACAACCTGTTACTGGTTTTCAAGCACCTACTATAGAAGCAACACAAGCACCAGGCGCAGCGCAAATAGGTCCAGTATCTACACCGCAGTTTAGAGGTTTATTAAGTCAAGATATAGGCGCTTATCAATCACCATATCAGCAACAGGTTATAGACCTTGCAATGGGTGATATACAGCGACAAGCTGATATAGCGCGTGGTAGTGCGCAAGACAGAGCAATTAGAGCAGGAGCTTTTGGCGGATCAAGGTCTGCATTATTAGAGTCTGAATCACAAAGACCTTATGCAGAACAAATGGCTAAAACAGCCGCTGGACTAAGACAGTCTGGTTTTGAGCAAGCTCAAGCAGCAGCTGAACGTGACCTAGCAAGACAACAACAACTAGGCGTATTTGGTGCTGGCCAAGAGCAACAAAGAGCATTACAACAAGCACAACTTGGTCAACAAGCTGGTATTTTTGGTGCGGAGCTAGGACAGCAAAGAAGGTTACAACAAGCACAAATGCAACAACAAAGACAGATGGGTGGCCTAGATATAGCTGGAAGAGCAGCATTAACGCAACCACAATTAGAAATGCAGGCACGTGCGCAAAGAGCAGGCTTGCTAGGTGGATTACAAGGACAGCAATTGAGAGGCCTTGGTTTATTAGGTGGTATAGGTCAACAACAACAAGCACTGCAACAAGCAGGAATTGGTGAGTCAAGAGGAGAGTTTGGCAGGGCGCTTGCCTATGGTCCACAGCAGTTAGGTTTATTACAAGGCTCTATAGCTGGAATGGAAGCACCAGTATCAAGAACAGATCAATATAACCCCAGCAGATCAGAAAAATTTGAAGCTGCTTTAAATGCTTATCAAACAGTTGCGCCAATATTCAGTAATTTATTTCAACAAACACCACAAGCACCAGTACAAACACTATCAGGAACATCAAGAGGATTATTCTAAATGGCAATAGGAGATTTTTTAACAGGCATGGGTCAAAGATTGGGAAGGGGTCTAACTGAGGTTGGCGGTTATGACCCAATGCAACAAGTATCTCCAGAAGAAGAAAAGATGCGTAGACAGGCTGGTTTAAAGAACCTACAAAGAAGTTTGGGTCGTACTTCGGCTATATTATCTGGCGATCCTCAAAGATTGGCATTAGCTGCACAGCAAGATGAAGCTGCTAGAAAAAAACAGTTCATGGAAGATTACATAAGAAAGAATCCAGGACAAGCGGAATTGCTAAGAGCTTTGCAGGCGGGCGTGCCAGCGAGTATGTTGGGTGGAGGTAAAACTGGTTCTTCTAAAAGGCTTAGTGTTTTTGATCCAAAAACAAGACAACCAGTTGCTACTGTCTTAGAATCAGATTTTGAAGGTATTAAACAAGCAGAGGCTGATGGTTATATAGTTGCTCCATTATCAGGTCCTAAAGACATGGATAAAGACGAGACAACTGAATTTGAAAGAATGCAGGATGCTTATAATAAGATAATAGAAATTCCTGTAGAGGGAAGAAGTGAAAAAGATAAAAGAAATATTGCTATATATGAAAATAAATTATTTGGTCAACCTAGAGTAATACCTTTTTATGACAGTCAGGGAAATGTTGTGGAAAGTATTACAAGTAGAGATTTAATATTAAATCCCAACATTATTAAAGAAAAAGAAAAACAAGGATTGTTTACCGTAGGTCAAACTCCTAGCACAGCGCCAACAGGCGCTAAGTCTGTTATGACATTGGTAAGAGATGATTATCTTGGTGCTAAATCACAAATAGATACTATTAATGATTTAGCATCTATTGTAGAACAAAATAAAGATGCATTTACTTTAGCAGGCGGATTGGCTAATTTTGTCAATAGTACAAAATATCAGATACAAAGTGCAGAAAGATTGGCTAATTTAGATAAACTACAAACAAATAAAAAAGAATTTACAGAATTAGATAATATGTTAGATTCTAAATATGGTGATATTTTAGATAAAATTTCACAAGACAGAGCCGTAGCTAAATCAATTTTTTTAAGATTAGCTTATGGTACTGCTAAAGATATTGATCCAAGCGGTAGATTGTCTGATAATGATGTTAAAATTGCCATGGACATTATTGGTAGCTTGGGTCCAAACTGGAAAGCTAACCTATCAACATTAGAAAGTTTAGCCTCTAGAACCACAAGAGAATACTCTGATAAATATAAAATAAGAATGAATCGTGTTAGTGATGAAAATTTAGAAGAGGCAAATAAATACCAAACCATACCTCAATTTCTTGGCGGAAGAGATTGGAGGCAATCAATACCATCTGCGGCAACACAGCCAACGTCAAATATAGAAGATATATTAAAAAAATATCCACCACAAGGTTAAATAATGGCGACATTAGCACAACTAGAACAAGCTCTTATACAGGCAGACCAAGCTGGTAATGTTGAAGATGCTACAGCGTTAGCAAATGAAATAAGAAGATTGCAAGCAAAGCAACAAGCACTTGCAAGCTTAGAAACTGGTTTAGAAGAAGAAAAAAAGCAAACTAGAACAGAAAGATTAAAAAATATAGCAGATATCCCAATAAGTCTTGCAAAAGGTGGTGTAATTGGATCTGTCGGTACTGCTGCAATTCCATCAATGATACAACAAGGACAGGAATATTTATTTTCTAAACTTCCTTATGGAAAGCAAGCCAAACAAATAATGTCAGCAATGCCTTTTGCTAAACCAATATCAACTCCAAGTATGCAACAAATGATGGGATTGTTAGAGTCTATACCTGGCGCAAAATCTTTAACACAATATCAACCCAGAACAATAGCTGGAGAATATGCCGAAACGGCTGGTGAATTTATTGGTCCTTCAGCAATTGCAGCTGGCATAAAGAAAAGTCCGCAAATGCTTAAAACTGCTGGCATTCTTGGTGGCGTTGGCGCAGGAGTTCAAGAAACACAAGAACAAATTGGTCTTTCGCCGACAGCAGCAATGCCTTTAACCCTTGCAGCCACTTTACTTGGTGGTTATGCCATGGGTCCTAGTAAAGCCTCTACCTACGCTCAGCAAGCACTTAAAGGTGTTAGCGATGATGAATTAAGATTAGCAGCTGCTCTTGAAGACCAAGCTAATGAGCTTGGTTTAAGTATAACCGCAGCTGAACTTATTGATAATAAAATTATTAATTCTTTAGGCGGTATTGTGTATGGAACTAAAGAGGGTGGAAAAATTATGTATGACTACCTTAAAGACAGACCGCAAGAGGTTGAAAAAATTGCAACAAGGTTAATGGATGCAATGATAGAAAACCCACAAAGTATAAGGGAAGTATATAAAAAAGTTGGAACAACAGCTGACAAAGCACTAACTAGAGCAAAAATAGACAGAACAGAAGCAGCACAAGATGCTGGATATGGAGTTGCAAACACAGAATCAATACAACCTAATAATGTATTAAATATTATAAAAAAAATAGATGAGCAGATAGATAGCTTACCAATCGATAATCCTACCGTCATAAAATTAAAAAAAATGAAAAAAAGATTAATTAAAAAGGTAGAGTATGAAACAACTGTCGATCCTACTACTGGGACTGAAACTGTAAGAAAGATTGTAATACCTCAGACTAATATAAAAAATCTTGATACCACTCTAAAAGAATTTAAGGGTTATGTTGATAATTCAAGAACAGTTAGTCCTGACGCAAAAATGAAAAAAAATTATATCAATGAAAATGATAGATTATATTTTACAAATAGCGATAAAGATGGCGTGTTAGATAATCTTGATTTAGAGTTAAGAACTAATCAAAATTATAATGCTGGTAAAAACAAATATGAACAAGTATCTAATGAACTAGTAGATGTTGTTTATATGCACACAAAACAATTACAAAAGAAAAACATAACCCCAACAACAATAACTGGATTTATTGCAAATCCAAAAGGCGCTAGTAAATTTGATATAGAACAAACTTATAAAATATTGAATAGCGAAGATCCTGACGTTTTTCCAAATATTGTTAGACTATATATACAAGATGCAGCTACAGACGCTTTCAAGTTACAACCAACAGGTCCATCTTTAAAATCAGGTTTTAATTTATATAGCAACTTGGCTGGAAAAAACAAAGAAAATTTTGATGAAATGATAAAGGGTGTTGCCGAAGCTTATGGATATGATAAAAAAACATTACTTTTAGGTATGGATAAATTTGATAAAGTTTTGGAAAGAACCGCAAAAATAGCAAATATAGATAACCCATCTTTCCCACCTGACAAATTTAATTTGACTAGAGAGGCTGCTCAAATAGGTTCTTTTATGTGGCAAGTAAAATTTGCAGGTAAATATGGTCAGTATGTAAACGACAAAACTATGAAAGAGCTTGCAAATGTATTAACTAAAGAAGAATCTGTAAAAGCATTAATAGAACTTGCAAAAACAAACCCAGCCTCTAAAGATGCTGCTATCTTAACAACAAGAATGATTGCTGGCTTTAATCCTGTTATGGATGCACAAAGAGAACAATACCTACAATCTCTTTCTCAACCACAAGTACCCATAGGTCCTACACCACAATAACCTCATGCCACGCCAATCTGAAAGAGTTGGCCGATCTGGAGAATACTTAGTAGCCTCGTTGCTTTCTTTATACGCTGATACTGTAATGATAGTTCCACACAGCGCGGAGGCAGACATCATCTTTGACGTTGACCATACGTTATACAAGTGCCAGGTTAAAACACAATCTAAAATACAAACACATAGAGTTTCATGGCAGTTTGATTTTAGGCGTGGTGCGTTTACCAAAGACAGATACTACGAGGACAAAGCATTAGATGTTTATGCTTTGGTTGCTTTAGATCCGCAGAAGGTTTTGTTTACTTTTCCAAACGGCA